ATTATAGGTCTTTATCAATTCTTTGGGAGTTGGATCTCCTGCGACCATGCCTAGAGTATTAGAGTCTATCTGTCTGAACAACTTTCCAGCTTCACTTAATATTTTGGTAACTTGGTCTGTTTCTGTCTTGGTCATAGTAGAACTTCCAGAAGTATCTCTAAATGATGCGTCTGCTTGCCAAGTTGAACTACTTTCTGTAAATGCTCCACTAGAAACACCAAAAGAGGCGGTCATGTCCTCCATCGTATCACCACTATACGTGGTATGCCATACGATTCCCATATTAGAGGACAGGATTTTCGCCGCCAACTTCGATTTTACTGGTATTGCATAAACGATTGTATTAGGTTGAAACGTAATGTATGGTTCTCCATCAATCGTTTCTCGTTGTATATCTTCATGTGTATACATCATGTCACCCTGTAAAACACCTTGTATGTTTACTTTGGATAACTCTTTTAATGCGACTTTCAGTTTAGATGCTAGTCCACCAGAGTGATTACTATCTATATCTTCATTGGTGTAATTTATCTTTGCGTTCTTTGCGAATACACCCTTTGTTCCTACGAAAAATCTATCATTCTCTGGATTGATTCCTGCGAATACTGCCGGAGCCCCATCCCATTTTACTGTAACATCTACAGAGGAATCAGAGTTTCCTGCTAACATATCCCTCAATCCTTGAAGGAAGTTTATTGCACCCCTTGCTCCTGGCACTCCATTGTTTAACACCTCATCTTCAAGGTGTTCCATGTGAAGGTTCTTTTGTTCAGTTAAAAAGTTAGAGAATCTAAACATTAGACAAAATATGGGTTAGCTATTGATTGTAATACTGGTTGCCATCCAAAAATTCTCTGAACCCACACCCAACCTTGCACTAGCAGTGCCATTATTTTACTAACAATTTTATTCCAAAGCATTTCTAATACTTTAAGTCCTTTTGTTTTTGCCCAATCAACAACTCCAACCGCTTTATCTTTTGCCTTACTCCAGAACCCTTCAGCTAAATATATTCTATCTTCTCCTATTTCTTCCCATGCTTCTGAAATAATTTGTTTCATCGTAAATGTAGGTTCGTATTCATCAGCAATAATAGCTCGTAATGAAAGTGCACCTCTCTTCTTTGATGATTTAAGTCCAACCGACCAAGTTACTTTATTAGCATATGTTTGAATTATTCCCGGTTCTATTTTATCCATGTGAGCTGTGGCTGGCACAGGATCGGGATTAAATACCATTAAATAATTAGATCGTGGATCTGCATCTGAAAATTTCATATTTCCTGTCATAGCTTCTTCTACAGCAAAATATTTTACTCGCGGGCTGTTATCAAGAATGTCTCGAATAATATCCTGTGCAACATCTCCATCTTGAATTGTTTTCCATGCTGCTTTTTCTATTTTATCTAAAGTCCCTCCTTCTTTCACTTTCTTTCTAATATCTCTAGCGCCACCAGCAACATCTTGTGTATCTTGAAAATTATTTATTACAGCACCACGCATTCCTTTCAAACCATCACCTAATCGTTTCATGTCTGCGTTACTTCCTGATTTCTCTTTCATAGCTTTATTATATGCCGCCATTATAACACCCAATGTATCACCTTTAAATCCGCTCATTAATTGAGAACCACCAGCCTTTTTCAACGAAATATGCATCTTTCCAACCTTCATATCAGTTTTAGGAGTCATACTCTTAGAATTCATCGGAATGCCAATCTCTTCAAAAGTATTTGACCACAATTTAGATGGTGCTCCCGTCTTTCTACCAAAATGTATCATTGGTGTGTTAGAGGGTAAGTTGACTCCTGCAAGCATTCCGGAAGCCAGATTTGGGGTGTTTACTTTATCTATAATTTTCTTTTTGATAGGTAATTTAATGCCTCCAAGTTTTGCGGCTTCATCCATTGTGGGGCCTGAAGATTCTGTGCCTCCCATATTGTGAGCTATAGTAATAACCTCTTCCCAATCTGCAGCAAACATTTTACCACCAGTAGCAGAAGATCCTTTATTAAATGCATTACTCAACGCAGATTCAGACCCCCAAATTTTTATAATTTGACCTGTTTTATCTTCTAATGTAACGGAAATGAAGTCTTTGCCGTTCGGGTCACCATATTCTTTCGTTGCTTCTTTATCAGATTTCTTAAATGGATCTCCAGGAATATAATTGCCTAATGCTATATGAACAGCATTTGGCGTTCTTTCATTTAGTGTAAATTCAAACCCCGCTTTATATTTTGGCTCATATATCCGTGCTTCACTAATATGATTCTTAAATGATTTCATCAATTTCTCCTAAAATTTAAAACAATTTACTGATATATTTATAATACCGGATCATCCAGCCTTCGGTTCCGTTGGATCCGTAGGTCCTTGATTTTCAATAGCTTTTATAAATACATCTTTATGTAGTTCGTGCCAGCCATCACAAGTATCTTCCTTGACTAATTCTGCAAAGAAATTGCCAAATTGATCTTCCATTATGTAAACTTCTTCGTTATCATAATGTAGACTATCAAATGTAGTAAATAATATATGTATCATCATTCCAAATTCAGGATAAATGTAATAATGACCAGGCTGGAACGCCTTGAGGGTGGGAATAGGTGTGCCTTTATTTCTTTCTTTTCTATATTCTTCTAAATTTACAATTTTATCATCACTCAAACTTAAACTCTCCAAAATCTTTCTTGCTCTTCATTCTACCACCAGTAGATGCATCAAATAATGGAACATCGTTTTTTTCTTCTTTTCCAGTATCGACTAATCCAGACTGAGATTGTTCTCCTAAATCTGAAAGTCTCATCTTTGCTCTATCTACACCTACTAAAAACTTCTTATTTGAGGTAGGATCGCTATATCGATTTTTTAATTGTTTGATTAAAATTTGTCCAGCTTCTTCCAAGTTTTCATTACTAATAATCGCAAACATGAAGTCTGCTGTTGCGGGTAATCCAAAACTTTCACTAGTATCTTCAAGACCAACATCTGTATTTTGAAATCCTTGTCTATTCGTTTGGGTTGCCGATAAAATGGGAACATCATTCTCGACTGCCAATCCTCTAAGTTCTTCTGCTATCGATTTAATATAACTGTAAGAATTGGTGTATTGTCCTGGTCGGATTCTCGCAGAAGAACATATATTAATATAATCAACAAGAATTAAGTCTGGTTTAAAGTTTCTTTTGAGATTTAATTCATTCAATAATGCTCTAAAGTGATTTGTACTCGCCGCGGCCGTAGGATATTCTTTAATAATCAATCTACCCTTGACAGTCTCTTTAAGATCATTTATTTTCTTTTCATACATCTTTTTGGGTAAACTTACTAAATCATCTAATCTGATATTCAACAAGTTTGCATCAATACGTTCTGCAATTCTTTCTTCTGCCATTTCAAGTGTAATATACAAAACATTATTACCTTGTGATAAGGCACTCGCACCAACATGACACATAAACAATGATTTACCAACACCTGTTCCGGCAAGAGCTACATTTAAAGTTTTAGAAGAGAGTCCACCTTGTGTTATTTTGTTGAAGTAATCAAGGTCAAAGGGAATCTTTTTTTCAATCTTGTGATAGAAATCATACCGATCATCAGAGTCCAAAAGATAATCATGCCCAACATGAGGATCAAAGCTAACAGAAAGAGCATCGGTAAGCAACTCAGGAATAGCACCCTTGTCAGCGTTAGATTTTTCGGGTTCATCCAATATTTTAATTGAGCTGACAACGGCGTTGTAGATTGCTTTGTCTTGACAGAATTTCTCTGTTGACTCCAATAACCATTGAATGTCCGATTTCTCATCATTTTGTCCCTCTAGATAAGTTAATAATTCTGTTACATTTTCAAATTCTTCATCTTTTAATGTTGTATTATCTAATTCAATTATTAATGCCTCTTTGGTGGGTAAATTATTATACTTTTCGATAAACTTGTTAATTTCTGTATATAATAATTTATCTGTATGTTCAACAAAATATTCTTTACTAAGAAAGGGTATAACCTTCCGAGAATACTCTTCATTATGAATCAGATTTTTAAGTATTATTGTTTCTATCCGCTGCTGCATGTTTGTCCATTTGTCGTTGTAAAATTTCTATTACCCATTCACCTAATCGTTTTTCAAATGCCTGTCCATCTTCTTCTGAGATTTCATGTCCTAAATCATGTGGCGGAACTTCAATATCATATTCATATTGACAAGCTATATCATTACCATCTAATTCTTGTTCGACTAATTTAAATGAAGTATATCTAACTATTGCACCATCAAATGGTGAATTGTCTCTTACTAATACACATAATGAGTTATCTTTTGGATCATTTGGATTAGTACATTCTTTATATAATGCA